TTAGTAAAATAATTCCAGTTGACGCCAGTGGTAATACCGTGGACATTAGACAATGGGCGAGTCTTGGTCAGAATGGATATATTAATAATCCGGATCAAGATTGGGCGTTTGGTGATAATGGGCCTGCAGAAAATGCATGGAGACGTAGTAGCTTGTGGCCTTTTGCTGTTCAGATTGCTTGTGCATTGGCCAAACCTGCCGATTATGCGGCCAAAATGTTTGATCCAAGTCGATTGAGGAAAGATGTCACCGGGCAATACAAATATGGCCCTAACAGTTTATTTTTAAGTCCTAGCAATGTCAGTTTGTTCACCGATGTAGACAGTTCAGGAAACACAATTCTATCAGCTGGATACAGCGTCTGGGTAATAGAACATGGTAAAAAACGATCAGCAACTTATCTATTATCTCTAAAGCAGGATTTATCATTTTTAGACTTTAATCTATTTTACAAAATAGGAGGATTTACTGATAAAAATCAATTGGAGATCGTGATTGATTCTGTAAGTCCTAATACCGTGGCGCCTGGGGTATTATTTCCAGGGAATGATTATACTTTATTTTTTAATGTCAGTAATCCAATCAGATCGGTATCTATTTCTGGAATTATTATTGAAAAGAAAAATGGGCAATTTTTAATCAAAGGATATGATAAGCAAAATCCATTTTTTACAATCAATGCGCCAATACATCAAACTAATGATACAATTGTCTCAGTTGGGGGGAAATCCCCGCCATTTTTAAATTGGGCTGAAAACACATTATATATTGCAGGACAATATATAAAATATAATAACACATTTTACACAGTATCAAACACCATTAATTCGGGCACAGCCTTCAATCCGACCGATTATATAAAACTTTCTCAGTTGCCCACTATTGGAGGAGCTACTGTATTAGGTACATTTAATTACAGTTTCAATGATACAATTATACCATATGGAACATATTTTAGCACTCTGCAAGAAGTGTATGATCTTATAGTAGGATACGGACAATATCTTGTTAGACAAGGATTTGTGTTCAACGAATACAATTCTAATTTAGGAGTTACGCTAGATTGGTTTTTTTCTGGAAAAGAATTCCTATATTGGACCACACAAAACTGGGCAGATGGTTCCGTAATTACTGTAAGTCCTTTTGCTGACAAAATACAGTACAAGTTCACCAATGCTGCGGTTGATAGTGTGCTTGATAGTTTTTACAATTACAGTTTATTGAACGCTAGCGGAAACGCATTTCCTTACCAAAATATAGGTGTCAGTAGAGAAGATGGAATATGTTCAATTTCTACAGTGAATACTACCGACGGATTATATTTTGCTAGATTAAATTTGGTACAGAAAGAACATACCATTGTTATGAAAAACAAAAGTATGTTTGGCGATATTGTTTATGATATTGAGACAGGGTATCGTCAGGCAAGAATACTATTGTCCGGATTTGTAACTGGAAAATGGAATGGCAACTATCTAAGTCCTGGTTTTGTCTACGACGATGTTTCCGTTTCTAATTGGAAGGCCTATATTGATTACAGAGTTTCAGACGTTGTAAAATACAATGGGCAATTTTATTCTGCCAATCAAAATATTACAGGATCATCTACATTTGTTCTAACACAATGGGATGTATTAGGATCCGCTCCAGTAGCACAGTTATTGCCGAATTTTGAATATCAAATTAATCAATTCCAGGATTTTTACAGTTTAGATGTCAATAACTTCAATGCTACACAACAACAGTTGGCGCAACATCTCACAGGGTATACTCCAAGACAATATCTTACAAATATCTTTATTGATCCAGTAGCACAATATAAATTTTATCAAGGATTTATTAGAGAAAAAGGAACTTATAATTCTATCGAAAAATTGGCCAAGGCCAGCATACATAATCTACAAGGACAGATCAAGTATGACGAAGAATGGGCGTTTAGAGTAGGATCATATGGCAATTACTTGTCATATGACCAACTGGAATTTCCTTTAGATGAAGCAAATTTTGTAGAAAATTCACAAATAATACAATTTGTTGATACGGTTCCTGTGGTTCCATTTGATCCTATCTCCTATATAACACCTGCACAGGTGAGTATCAAGCCAAACAATTATTCCTCAAATAATGTTTTTGCCACTATAAATTCATCCACCTACACAAATACAAATTTTGTTTTACCAGTGGCAGGATATGTAAGAACAGACGATGTAACTGCAACTGCTTACAATATTGGCAGTTTGTTAGATATAGCAAATAATAATTTGCTGAATGATGGCAATACAATTTGGATAGGATTTACCAGCAATAGCGATTGGGATGTTTTTAGATACACCAAACAAATGGCCAAAGTAATTGGGACACAAATATCTATCCCAGCAACGTCATTACTTTTCATAACAGATTCATTCCATAATTTAGTGGTGGGTGATATTGTTTCCATTAGAGGATTGGACAATGGAACCGATGGTGTTTATAAAGTTCTAGGAATTCCGTCACCAACTTCATTTACAATCAGTTCTACACTGGTGCAGGTGCAGACTCCTACTGTGAGCGCACTGCTATATAAATTTATCAGTGTGAGAATCAATAGCTTTGATGATGTATCTTTATTACAACAGTATGTAGATTTTAAAGATGGAGATAAAGTATGGGCTGACAGAGGAGATGCCTCAACTCCGTGGGCAGGATGGGAGGTATATCAAAAAACGTATAATTATTCTACCGCTAGCGATATCTCAGTTGGCGGAGTTGCGATTGGACAGCAATTTGCATATCAGATGGCAACTAGATATAATAACAATACACTGGTGATATCTGCGCCCAGCTATTACGGAACAGCGGGTGCTAATGGAAACATTTATGTTCTTGATATTTCTAATATAAATCAGCCAATCACGGTAGCAAATTTTTCTCTGTATCCCACATCAACAAATCCTAATTTGGAAACAGCATTAGGATTGGGTGCATCTTTGGCCTATGATGCAGAGCATGATATTGTACTGGCAGGAGCTCCTAATCAAAGTATTGTGCAATTTACAGGCATCAACAGATCTATAAACGCTAATACATCTACCGTTCAACTGTTTGATCTAACCAGTAAATCTGGATTTGGTAGATTTGGCAGCACTATTTTCCTGGCAGAAAATGGTGACCAATTTGGAAATAAAATTTTATTGGTTGCATCACCGGATGAACAAGGTGGACCAATCTATGTATATGGGTTTAATGCAGCAAACAATACAGCTACTTTTGCATATACATTTACTCCTTTGAATGTGTTTCCTTATCATACAAGAGATTATGTAATCGCAGGCAATAGTAATGGAAGTACCATTGCAGTCGCCACTCTTGATCATACTTCTGGAAATAACGGTGTTGGAATTTACAACAGTGTAACTGGATTTCAGTATGCCACGCAGATATTAGATTCAGTATCTGGAGGATTTGGATCTGCGATGGCCATGTCATCCGATGGTATGTATTTGGTTGTATCAGCTCCATATAACAATAATGGAATGGTGTTAGTTTACAAACTTCAAAATCATCAATATACAAAAGTTCAGGAAATATTAAATCCATCCATGGATAAAAATTTGTATTTTGGTACTGCAATTACCATTGACAATAGCGCAAATAAATTAATTATTTCATCAAGCGGAAAACAAAAATTCCAATTAACATTTGACAAAAATGGAACCACTTTTGATAATACCTCATTAACATTTTATGATTATATTGAAAATTCCGGCGTAGTTTCCATATACGAACGTAAAAATATCAATTTTGTTTTTTCCACAGAACTAAAAATTAATATAGATGCTGTCAATTCTTTAGGTGCCGGAAATAATTTTGGAAAATCGCTTGCAATTAACTCAAATAATATATTTGTAGGCGCTCCGGGGATTAATGCATATAGCAGCGTTGGCAATGTGTATGCATTTACGGAATTGAATCCGCCTTCGTTGGGTTGGAAAACTTTAAGGCAGCAAGACTCATTAGTTGATGTATCCAAGATAAATCGTGCAATTACCATTGATACTACAATTGATCAAGTGCAAAATTATTTAGATGTGATTGATCCTATCAAAGGCAGAATAGCAGGTATTGCAGAACAAGAATTAACATATAAAACCCTGTATGATCCTGCAGTTTACAGCGTTGGAACACAACAGGTAGTTGTTGATACCAATACCAGTTGGATTGAAGATCACGTGGGCGAGCTTTGGTGGGATTTATCTACAGTAAAATACATTTGGTATGAACAAAGCGATTTAGAATATAGAAAAAATTCTTGGGGAAAAATCTTTCCAGGAGCAAGCGTAGATGTATATGAATGGGTCACTAGCAGTTATCTTCCTAGTCAGTGGAGTGCTCTTGCAGATACTCCTGATGGACTAGCCAAAGGAATAAGTGGACAACCCAAATATCCAGATAACAGTGTTGTGAGTGTCAAACAATACTATAATGGAGCCACTGGCGCGACTTCAAACATTTATTATTATTGGGTAAAAAATACAGTTGTTCTTCCTGCGCAGATTAATAGACGATTGTCTGCCAATGATGTTGCAAGTGCAATTTTTAATCCTGCAGGATATGGATTAGAATTTGTTTCTATACTTTCTCCTAACGCACTTGCTGTTACAAATTTAATTTCAAATTTAATAGGAGACACTGTCAATCTAAATATTTCTCAAAATCTTATTAATAATGATATCAAGAGACATACGGAATGGATACTGCTGGGCGAAGGAGTGGCTGCTGATCAGCCTACTACTCTTTTAAATAAAAAACTGATTGACAGTTTGGTTGGTCAGGATAGCCTGGGTAATCAAATACCTGATCCATTGCTCAGTGATAGACAAAAATACGGAATTGAAATACGTCCACGACAGAGTTTATTTGTTGATAGAAAAGCAGCCCTCAGAAACGCTATTGAATATGTCAATACCGTTACATCTCAGTACTTAATTACAGATATGATTGATTTTACACTGCTTAATTCCAAGCAAGAAATACCTGCGGTCTATCTAAATGAATACGATCAATTGGTAGACGTTTACGATGATTTGTTAGAAATAAAAACCAGTCTATTTTCGCCAGCAATTCTGACCTGTAGCATCAGTACAGGTACTGGCACTGTTGGAACTATTTCTTCAGTGAATATAATTAATCCTGGATCATATTATGGAACATTGGTTCCTATATATAGTTCAACAGGATCAATCTTAGCATATCAAGGTCCTACTGTACAAATTTATTCATCGGCAAATTCATTAGATATAAGCGGAGCTGTAATTACCACACAGGTAAATGCTGCAGGTAGCATTATAACCGCAACAATTGTGAATCCTGGAAATAATTTTACAGTCAGTCCTATTCTCGCAGTGAGACCTTTCACAATTATTGTTCAAAATGATGTTAATAGTGATAATCTCTGGGCCAAATATCAGTTGATAAACGGTACATTGAATAAAACTTTTACGCAAAGTTTTGATACTACAAAATATTGGAATTACGTTAATTGGGTCAGTGCCGATTATGATCCAGTTAAACCATTAGCGGCAACCGTGGCCGAAACTTATCTACTTGCTTCTTTATCACTAACACTTGGTGATTACGTTAAAGTTAATAATCAAGGAAATGGAAATTATATAATTTTGCAATATGTTGCTAGAAATGGAACGTTCAGTGATAATTTCAATCTGGTTTGCAGCGAAAATGGCACCATTAGATTCAGCGATGACTTATGGAACAGCGTAAACAATGAATATAATTTTGATTATCATTTTACTTACGATCAAACTTTATATGATCAAACGCCTGTTACAGAATTAATCAATATATTAAATGCTATAAAAAATAATATTTTTATAGGTGAATTATTAGTCTATTGGAATTATTTTTTCTTCAAGGCAGTCAAGTACGCCATGAGCGAACAATTATTTTTGGACTGGGCTTTTAAAACATCATTTATAAATGTTACAAATCTTGCCGGTTCCTTGGATCAACGTCCGGTTTATAAATTTCAAAACAGTCAATATTATCAAGAATATATCCAAGAGGTAAAGCCATATCATACCAAGATAAGGAATTATCAAGTGGAATATAGCGTGATAGATCCTAGTCAGACATACACTACTGATTTTGATCTGCCGTCTTTTTATAATACACTAACTCAGAAATTCACAGTTGCCAATCCAGGTGATAGCATATTGAATTCCTATCCTTGGAAGGGATGGGCAAGTAATTACACTTTAAGCGTTGATAGTATTATTGTTGAAAATCCAGGAAGTGGATATACTTCTGTACCAACTGTTCAAATTATTCCTGCAATGGGTGATACCGGCGCTGGAGCAACTGCAGAAGCATCTATTTCTTTAGGAAAAGTGGTAGGTATAACTGTAACCAATGGCGGAAGCGGGTATACCTCTACGCCTACAGTTTTAGTCGTAGGAGGCGGCTCAACTAATTTAACTTTGGCTTCTGCATATCCTGTAATGATTAATAAAAAAGTAAGGAATGTTACCACAGAAATTAAATTTGATCGTGTTTCAGGAATTTCTGAAATCAGCACTTCTTCAGTGACTGATGTATTTTACTGTGATGGAAACACATTGAAATTTCCTTTATCCTGGGCTGCTGAAAACAAAAAATCTAATATATCAATTAATGTTAATGGGCTTAGAGTATTGGCCACTGAATATAATATAGTTACTTACAAACAATTAACTAACGGATATCAAAAGCTGTATTCAACCTTGATTTTAAATGTTGCTCCTCCTAACGCACATATATTAACAATAACTTATAATAAAAATGTTGATTTGTATTACGCTGCTGACAGAATATCAGCATTTTATAGTCCTACTCCTGGAATGCCGGCAAATAATATTGCACTACTAATGTCAGGAGTTGAATTTCCAGGAACGCAAATACAAGGTCTACCATTTTCTTATACAACAAACTGGGATGAAGCGCCGTTTGGTCAAACATTATATGGTGATGATTCCGATTATTATATCACTAGCGGAGTTGCTGTAACTGCTTCTTCAGGAACATATCAATTGCAGGTAAACAGTATTGCTGGAATAACGCCGGGACTATATGTCAACACAGTTGCATTGACCACTTCAACGTTAAATGACAATAAATTTGGAATCAATAATGTCACTGTGATATCTGTCAATACAGCCGCATCAATAGTGACTTTTAGCACCTCCACTATTGAAACAATTATTGCCGGAACCGTAATGTTAGAATTCTGGGATTTTAACAAAACTTCAGGAATACTTGACACCGTTTTAGATGGCGGAGATCTAGGTTATACAACTGCTACCGGTACTGGGACTGCTGATATAATAGTTGACGCAGATAAATTTATCTCTGCTAATGTAAGCAACAGTCCTGAAGAACTAATCAATGGCAGTGTAAGTGACACATTGGGAATCAGTATTTTTACTAGAGATAATCCTGGAGTACCGTTAGTTACACAAACCTTCGATCAAATTAATCAGATAACGTCTACTTCTATTTTTAATTTGATAACACTTCCTCCCAATACTTCTTCGGTACTTGTTTCGTTTAATAATCGAGTATTAAACTACGGCAATGATTACACTATTAATTTTAATAATCAAACATTAATTATTAATACACAAACCACCACCGGGTTGGTAGGTATTACTGCAATAAGTGCAGGAGGAAATGGATATATTAATTTTAATTACATAGAGGCATCTAACACCAACACAATTAGTCTCAGTATTGGAATACCCAGCGAAATTGGCAGTTTATATGTTAGCCTAAACGGCGTGACATTAACTTCTTCGCAATATAGCTTAAATTCTCAAGGAGAGATAGTTGTAACAGGCCTGGATCCTGCGTCAGTTAATGTATTGCAGGCCTATGCGTTCTTGGGATCCTCATACAGTGTGGTGCATCAACAAACACATATTTTTAACGGTAGAGATACTGCGTTTGCAGTTTTGGCCTATCCAGGAAATACATGGTCTCCAAATTCTCAGGCTATCGTGGAATATAATAACAGTATAATTCTAACTCCTCCTAATACTGTATACTATTCAATTAACAGTAATCAAACAATATTTTTAATTGACCCAAATAACAATTATCCTTCAGGCGCTTTTAGCTTAGGATCGCTCGAGGTATATGTAAATGGAGTTCAACTTAGAAACGGAATAGATTTTATATTGAATCAAAGCGCCGATAGTATTCAGTTTAATAATGGATTTTTGCATACCGGTGATGTAATGGCCATCACTAACTATTCGTTTAGTGATTATTATTTCAAATATGGAGGAATTGACATTACCAATCCTGCATATCACGGATATGGTAGTCAAATTAAAGTTGTTACATTTACAGATGCCACAGGATCATTGATTAGAACAGAGGTATTTAAGAGCCATTCTTCTAGGCAATATAAAATAAGCAGAATCGCACTTAATCAAAATTATCTTTGGGTAACTATCGGCGGCTATCCTTTGATAAATGGGGTAGATTTTTATGTGGGTACTGATAATCAAACGATTATTATTAGAGATACATATCCGTTTGATGGTTCTCAAATGGTTTCTATAATGAGTATGGCCAATGTCACAGACACAGTGTCTTTAGGATATAGAGTTTTTACTGATCTACTGAATAAAACGCAATACAAGAGATTGAGTCAAAATAACACAACGCAATTGGCACAAGATTTACAAATTACAGCAACTAATATTGTTGTACAGAATATATCTGGTTTAACTCCGCCAAATCCTGCACTAAGAACCAGTGGACTGATATTAATTGAGGGAGAATTAATACAGTTTAATGGAATTTCTGGCAATACATTAACTGGAATCACTAGAGGAAGTTTTGGAACAGGATCTAAATCTATATACTATGCTGGAACTACTGTTTTAGATCAAGGATATAGGCAAAATCTTCCATATTCAGAATCCATTGTTCGCCAAGTGCTAACAGCTACAAATACCACATCTTACAGTATAAATGGGATATTGTTAACTACCGCTACTTCTATTAATCAGGTATCCATTTATTATGGAGGACAGTTGTTAAACAAGCAAGGGTATTATCAACAAGATGCATCAGTTTGTTATGACGCTATTACTTCAAACATTATCGGTACAGTATCTACTTCAACCCTTCTTCCAGCTACCACTGTGCTAGGAACAGCTTATCTAGTTTCGGGATCAAATCAAGTTTGGACCTATACTGCATCTAAACTTGCATCAGCTACGACCACAAATGGATATGTTTATAGCGGACTTATGTACGTTAATCCGCAATTTACAATCACAAATGTTATATCAAATGGAACAATCAGTACCGCGACTTTGATATTGAATCTTCCATCAATAACTCCAGGAATTTCAATATCTGTTGTACAACGAACGGCAATTAATAATTTTTATGCCTCAACTACTACCTCATTACTAAATGATACCGGAATCGTAGCTAAAATTTTACAACTAAGTCCGGCCTTGTTGCCTGATAAATATTACTATGAATAATAATGAGAAAAATAAAATGACGGAAAACATGCAAAAAAATCCTAAAACTGCTGACAAACCTAATGAATTGGGGTCAATCAGAGTGCAAGGACACATTAAAATCTTTGATCCAGAAACCAAAGAAATATACGTAGATAAAAGAAACGCTATCAACTACGAAAATTTCTCAATAGCTTTGGCCAACGGCGTTGCGAATTTGAATCAAAGTTTTATCTCGGAAATGGCTTTTGGTAATGGAGGATCACGTATTGATCCTACTGGAATTATTACCTATTTAACTCCAAACACAGTTGGATCTAATGCGGCACTTTATAATCAAACTTATTTCAAGGTAATTGATGCCAGTAACCCATTTGATATAGATCCGGCAAGAAATTTTATGGAAGTAAGACATACTCCCGGAACCTATTATTCTGATGTAATTGTAAGTTGTCTTTTAGATTTTGGAGAACCAAACGGTCAGTCAGCGTTTGACACAGCAGCCAATCAAAGTAGTCCTTATGTTTTTGACGAATTAGGACTTAGGGGTTACGGACCAAATGGGCAAAATACCGGTCCTTTATTAACGCATGTAATTTTCCATCCAGTGCAAAAAGCATTAAACAGATTGATACAAATAGATTATACTGTCAGAATACAAAGTCTGACTAGCGGAAGTTAATTATGCCATACGTTGTGAACAGATCAACATCCACTAATCCCCCAATCATCATTCCTGATGGAACTGCCAATGTTGCCGACACTAGTTTAACTTTGGTAGGTAGAAATTATCCAAATTATGGGCAGGCTTTTGCTCAAAATTTTGTTTATCTACTTGAAAATTTTGCAAGCCCTAACGCTCCTACAGATGCAATACAAGGACAACTGTGGTATGATTCTGCACATGCAAAGTTAAGATATTTTGACGGATTGCTGTGGAATCCGGTTAATGTTGCTTATGTAACTACGTCAGCTGGGCGCGATGCATCAATACCTAACCCTCAGTATGGCGATCTTGCTGTGCTATATGATACTGCTCAAATACAAGTTTTTACCAATTCCGGACCATACGGTAGTTGGCAGTCGCCGTCAACTGCTTTAAATGCCGGATCAATTACTTCGTTAAATCCTGAAAATGTTACCACTCAATTATCGGGTTTAATTCCTGTTGTAGATTTTGGTGGTCAAATTTTTAATACAACAAAATTAAATTTTTTAGGTGATGTTTATCCATCGCTGGTACAAACCGGTATGATAGTATTATGGCCAATGGCTATAAGTACGGTGCCGTCGGGATGGTTGCCTTGCAATGGATTATCATATCCATTTTCAAGTTACCTAAATTTGTACAATGTCATAGGAACAACGTATGGAAATCCGTATCCTAATTATTTCTCCGTTCCTAATTTAATCGGACCAACAACTGGTACCAACACTTTACTTTACATAATCAAGACCTAACACTATGTCATATACAATAATTAATTCAGATGGTACAGTTTTATTAACACTTGCTGATGGAACAATAGATCAGAACGCTACAAGTTTAACGTTGATTGGAAAAAATGTTAATTCTTATGGACAGTATTACAATGATAATCTTGTGGCCATGCTTGAAAATTTTGCTACCAATGGAATACAACCTAGAAGTCCTTTAGTTGGTCAGCTGTGGTATAATAAGAGTAATGGTCGACTCTATGCCTATACTCCTTTTAATACATTTAATCCGGTTGGCATCCCTGCTGTTTCCCCTAGTCAGCCTGTGGCTCCTAGTATTGGGGATTTTTGGATTGATAGCATAAACAAACAATTGTATTTTACAACAGATGGCTTAAATTTTACCTTGGCCGGACCACCTAATTCAATTAATTCAGCAACCATTAGGAATGGATGGTATGTTGATTCAATTATAGACAATGCCAGTAATTCTAGGTTAGTGGCCAGTTTATACAACAATAACAGTTTATTAGCAGTAGCATCATCTGCAACATTTACCTTTGGCACAAATTTTAATGGGATGAATTCTACCAATGTGGGCATAACATTAAATCCCGCCATTCAAGGCAATATGTTTAATGGTATGGCTAGCAGTGCGCTTACTGCTAATACCGTGAACACAGTGAGTCAAAGTTATGTATTGCTGTCATCAAACAGTATAAATCAAACTATAACCGGCCCACTGACTCTTCAAGGACGACTGCAGGCTTTAGATTCTAACGGAATTAGTGCAGGAACCAGCGGCGAAATTTCGATCACTACGCTGCCAAATGGATATGCCTATCTAAGCAGCAACGCACAAGATAATCTATTATATGTTAGAGTCACTAGCAGTTTAGTAGGCGGATATATTAATGCCATGGTCGTTAATCCCAACGATAACTCTGCAAATACTGCCACAATTACATTTTTTCCAGGATCAAATAGTTCGCAAGTGACATTTGCAGGAAATGCAGTAGTTTCTGCAAATCTAACAGTAAATGGGACCTTGACCAATCTTAATTCCACAAATGTCAACATAAAAAGTAAAATACTATCGCTGGCCACAGGTCAATCGGTTCCTAGTGATAATTTTGCCAATGGTGGAGGAATTACGCTAGTTGGATCAACCAACCATACTATATCCTGGACCACTTCTTCCGGAAAAGCCTGGCAAGTGTCAGATAATTTTAATTTGATATCGTCAACCGGAACTTATCTAGTAGGCGGAAATCCGGTATTAACATCTTCAACATTAGCATCGGGGGTTTCTTCCGCTCCTGGGTTAACAAGTTTAGGAACACTAAAATATCTTACTGTAACAAATATAACCATTACCTCTAGCACCATCTCAACAACTTCGTCCGGTGCGGCGGCAAATTTGTATCTAAGTCCTGTAAATGGCGGAACGGTTGATGTTTTAGGTAATAAAATAACTACCTTATCGACTTGTACCAATCCGTCTGATGCTGCCAATAAGTACTACGTTGATAATATTTTTGCCAAGGTAGGAGCCAGAGGATATGCATTTAGCATGGATATCACTGCCATGTCCAATCCGCCAAGAAATATCATAGGATATCTAAATGCTGTGTTGCCTATAACCAATAGTGATTCAACCTATAATTTAACCACAGGAACTTTTGCCAATGTCCTGTGTTCAACTAGTACTGCATATATTCCTAGTCAACCTATAACGGTAAATCAAACCGGGGCAGTTACAGTGTTTGATACTAACGGAGTACAACAATCTGTATTAACTGGGGTAGGAGCAACTCTTCCTGCCATTAGTTCAACACAACAAAATCCAATTATTACCATAGCATATAGTGTTTTAAAATTCCAAATTCTTGCAGGCCCGTCAGGATTGGCATGGACCTATCAGGGAGTAGTACCTGTAGTGCCAACAAATTAATATTAAAAGGAATTCAACATGCCATATACAATTACTTTAACCGACGGAGCGACACTTACAACAATTCCTGACGGACATTATGATAACACTACAAGTTTGACTCTTCCTGGAAAAAATCTTTCAGGGTATGGGCAAATACAAAATGAAAATTTTATATATTTGCTAGAAAATTTTGCAAATACCTCTGCACCGGCGGGTCAATTACTAACTGGACAACTTTGGTTTAATAAAACTACCAATTCCTTAAACGTATACAATAACAGCAACTGGCAGCCGTTGTCGGTGATATCGACCAATCAATCTGTTGCTTCAAACTTTGGAAATTTTTGGTATGATACTGTAAATAATCAATTGTCAATCAATACAGGATCTGGTTTTACCGTAATTGGGCCGGAACAAGTTCCTGGCTACGGAACAACACGATTGATTTCAACACAATTAACCGATATCAATAATAATAATTATGCTGTTATTGAATGTTTGGTTAATAATGTTGTTGTTGCCATTATTAGTCAACGCGCATTTACACTTAGTAATGCAGTTAATCCTATCGCAGGTTTCGCCAATATCTCAAATGGCATCACCTTATCGGCTACTTCCATACTATCAGGATTGAGTTCGTCGGCTACCAATGCGTCTTTACTATTAAGTTCGGATCAAACTCAATACATTCCTGCATCAACTATAGCATATAGTAATACTATTGTACAAAGAGATACGCAAGGTAATATTTCAATAAATGGATTGGCTACAAACGCTACCAACGGCATTATATATGGATCCTGGCAGGCTGATACCGGAATATCTCCCACTGTAAATGGAGGATCTAATTTAGGATCATCTTCTTTACAATGGGGATCCGTTTACGCTCAAGCCGTTAATTCTACAGTTGTTACTGCTGGAACAGTCAATGTAGGTACTGTTAATTTTTCAGCGTTGATTGATCAATTTTCTACTCTTGTGAATAAATTTGATAAAGATAAAACTCTTTCGGCAAATTCTGATGTAAATGTTCCTACACAAAAAGCAGTAAAAAATTATGTTGACACTCAAATCAGCCAGGTCAGCTTGCAACAAGGACCTACTGGATATACTGGATCAGTTGGTCAACCCGGAAATACTGGATATACACAAAGTTTATCTCCAAATGGATACACTAAACTTCCTAATGGTATGATTATGCAATGGGGCACCGCCAATAATTTATCCAATCCTATATTAGGAAATAGCAATTATGGTCCTTTTACTTTTTATACTCCGTTTACTACAGCTTGTGTTCATGTAGGCGTAAGTTTGCTGTTGAGCAATGGAAAACCTGCACAAATCGCAGCCAGTGCATCTGCTTTTGGTACAAATCAATTTTATGTTGCTACAGGAACAGGCAGTGGAGCAAATGCAAATGGGTATACCTACTTTGCAATTGGATACTAAAAGGAGTAAATATAGCTAATGCCTTATATATTAAAAAATTCAAACGGAACTACGTTGACTACGGTTGCTGATGGATCAGTAAACAATAGTACCTCATTGACGTTTGTGGGCAGAAATTATGCAGGATATGGTCAAATTTTAGATCAAAATCTTCTATACCTATTACAAAATTTTTCAAATAATACCAGCCCTAATAATCCCATACAAGGTCAGTTATGGTTTAATTCGTCTGCTGCTAATGAAAATCTAAATGTTTACGATGGCAGCAAATTTAGACAAATTCCAATAATTGATTTGCAACCGGGTACAAATGCCATTGGCAATTTTTATTTCAATACTGCTACCAATACCTTAAATATTATAGATCCAGGCGGTTTGTCTCAGACTATTCAATATGCGGCTTCAAGCGGAAATATTGGATCGGCAGTAGTCACAATATCAGATAGCGCAAATACAGTTCATTCGGTTTTAGCAACACAATTTAATGGATTAATTGTGTCTGTACAATCCGCTAATTCATTTTTAGTTAACACCTCTGATCCTTTATATGCGGCTTTTCCTTACGTTACTTCTGGAATTACCTTAGCAAACGCACCCTTGGCTTCTAATTTAGGAATTATGATTCCTTATTCAGGAAATCTCATTTGGGGATCAGCATCAAATTCAATTACTGCTAATAAATTGCAAGTTACCTCAAACGGCGCGATATCATATCTATCAGCATCAGTAAACACATCAACCAACAGTATTGCAGCCAGAGACAGTAGTGGTAATTTATATGCTAACACATTCGTTGGAAATTTAATAGGAACAGTAATAAATGGTCAAGGCGGTGTAGCTGCCAATTCCGTACAAAACGGAGTAAATTCAATGATCTTTAATTGGGTGGGTGGAACTAATGGCAGCCCATCATACATATGGGGATCAAATACCAGCACATCTGCATATGCCTGGCCGGCTGGTAATACCACAGTTGGTTTTGCAAATACAGCTTCGTATGCACTTTCAGTCAATCAAAATGCAAGTAACAGTTGGGCTGCTCCGCAGATATTTTACAACTCTGCAAATTTTATATCAGCAGTAACTTTTCAAAATTCTTCAAATGTTGCATTTACAGGGCAAACAATTTTTAGCAATCAAACACAGTTTGCTCCAAGTAAATTTACGCTTATCAACGATGGAGCTGCCACGAATCCCACATACTACGGAATAGGATTTAAAGAAATTCCTCAGAATGTAAAATTAAATAATTATTCAACTGTGTCAAGCGATTCTGGAAAACATCTTCTTTTCTCCGCAAACATCGCAGCGACATTTACTATAGACGATGCAACAGTGAATTATAATTTTGGCACAGTGATTACATTTGTTAATATGGGTACCGCTAATCTTACCATTGTGTTAAATGGTACCGGATCTGCTCTTTATCTAACCGGTGCAGGCACGCCAGGATCAAGAACTCTTGCGCCATATGGTGTAGCTACCGCTATGAAAATTGGCACACTTCAATGGATCATGTCTGGATCAGGATTGAGTTAATGGCCGGAATCTTAAATGCAGGATTTTTTGGATCTTTTAATCCCATAAAATTAAATAATCATACTTTAAGTAATCGACTAAGTGTTGGCTATTCTCTACTCAATACCGGACAGGCGGTAGGACTCATCGGTGCTCAAGGAGGTCAAACATCACAATTTTATCCAGGAGAATGGTTAGTGGCAGGAAATGCTGCAAATTATGATGTCTATGCCACGTTCTCGTTAAATCCTCCAACTAGCGGAATAACAAATACATGGCTAAATTTAGGCACTTCACAAACGTGGACCAATTACGGCAGTGGAATCGGCGGTGAAGTTATCTGCGTGCTGTCGATCAAAATCGCGGCTACCAATAATCATTCAAAAATTTTATCTACTGCAACCATAACATTAGACAACCTTGGTGTAGGAGCCGGCAATATATTCCGTTAAACTGACATTGGGGCTGGAATGATTTCGTAGCAATTATATCCAATTAGTTCAATATCCAACATTGTAAAATCTGTTATTACATCGATATCTTGATTAAGTTGAATCCGAGGCAAGTCAAACGGTTTACGACCTAGCTGTTCTTTCACTTGTGCCACATGATTGTTGTAGATATGGGCATCACCCAATGTCAATATCAATTCACCTACTTCTAGATTACAAACCTGTGCAATCATGTGTGTAAATAATGCATAACTGGCAATATTGAAAGGCACTCCTAAAAACATATCTGCAGATCTTTGGTATGTCTGGCAACTTAGTTTGCCATTATTGACATAAAATTGACTCATCATATGGCAAGGAGGCAAAGCCATGAGATCTAATTCTCCAGGATTCCAAGCAGTTATAATATGTCTACGGCTGTAAGGATCTTGCTTGATACCATTGATCAATTCAATCAATTGATCATGATTTTGTAAAATAACCTTGTTTACTCGAACCAGTGGTTTACGCCATTTGCGCCATTGTACGCCATAGATACGCCCCAAATCACCTGCATGGCGTTTCATGCGCTTTTCAACCCAATACTCAGCATTGGCATTATCTGTCCAGATAGTTTTTTTATCGCTGTATCTATGACCATGTAAAATTTCTTTTAGTCTATTTTCATCTCCGCTGCCCTCAATAAACCAAAGTAATTCGCTCACCACTGCCCGCCATGCTAGTTTTTTGGTAGTTATCGCAGGAAATCCTTCGGCAAGATCAAATCTCATTTGTAAACCAAATTTACTAATGGTACCTGTTCCGGTTCGATCTGGACGCTGCTCACCATTTTCTAAAACATCACGAAGCGCGGATAGATATTGTTTCATTTTTTTAATATTCTTTTATTTTGTATTTGTGAGTGGTTTTTCTTGAACCATGATAGATCTTCTTTGAAGGTTGGCCAAGGCATTGAATCATTAAATCCAACACCTTGGCTTTTGTCAACAGCAACAATACATGAGATCATTCAACTTCGATCTGCGGAACTTTTTTCTTAGATTTTGGAGGATCTAATTTATCTGCTTCCTTGCGTAAATGGGTAGCCTCTGTGTAAAGTGCATCAGCTCTAGCTCGCATCTCTTCTGGTGTCAAGTCAAACTTAGCTTTATCGCTTGATACCGATTCGTTAACAGGGCTTTTCTTCTTATTACGTGAAGGCTTTTCCGCATTTTCGTCTTTGACTGCTAAATCTTCAACGCTAACGCCTTTTTGTTGAGCAATAATCTTGTTGAGCTCATCCAAAGGAATTTGAGATTGGCTGTCAGGAGTCATAAGAACCATGTGGGTAGGTACTTTTTTTAAATGACCCTGACTATGCAAATATCCTAACATAACACTGCCGTCTGGAAATCTCCTAGTGGCCAAAACATCGGCCAGTTCGTTAGACTGCTGAGCAGTTTCACTTTCAATCAAACTCATCAAGCTGTCATGAAATGCATCTGCCAATCCCTGAGTACCCACTACCAGAGCAGAAGTTGCATCTCCTGGTAGAGTTCTATAAACCACAGCTAATCTCGCTGAGTTATTTTTCATTTTACCAACATGTTTCATATAATATCCTTATTAAGCTACTGATTTTTCAGTTGTAGCTGTCTCAAGAGCATTAACAAATGTATCTAATTTTGAGAAAACTGTGCCAACTGCCAACATTTCCGATGCAGCAAACGCGCCTCGACGAGACGCCATATCAACCACGGCGCGAAGGTTCTTTAAATCGCTCAATTCCAACGAAACTGGCGTCTGCTGTTGTGAAACATTTTCTGTATTCTCTGTCATAATATCTCCTTTATTTTTGTAATGTGTATAGACTACGGTTAATTTTATACCTATATTATTTACGCCAATTTAGTCGCTTGGCTAAATTTTTTAATCTCTTTTATTTAAATAAGGACACGCTAAACTAAACATAGTAAGTTCTCTCGGATCTTCCAATCCAATTTCACATACATCTACTGTTTTTCGCTTTTCATCAAGTCCGTGTACAATGCTAACGCAATATCTACTATTTAGATTAAAATAAATCCACTGATCAATTTTTTCAACTTCTTGAATCGATGAGATTTTTATAATTTCAAAATGAATAGGAATGTAGGGCAATCTTCTTTGCCCTACAATGTTAAGTGGATTCACAGTTCCTTTTATTAGAGACATTTAC